TATTAATGATAAAAATAAAGAAATAATAATCACTAACTTATAATCAGACCAACCAATATCAGAATCAATATAACGTATTCTCTTATGCTTTGTTCGTGTAATCATAAACACTCCTTATAACAAAGTTTCATTAGTATTTATAATAATAATAACACATTTTGACAGAATTGTCAAGGTTTATTTTCATTTATATATCCCACGGATATTTATTCTTTGATGGGTGTATATCCTCTGTCTCTTTTACATGAGTTAATGATTCAATCGTAACTTCTCCTGGATATGGCCAAGTTTGTCTTGGTGGCAATTTCCCCACCTGACTCCCATTATCATACCACCGTTTCCCCTGTGCCATTCGATTAACAGCGGTTAACTCCGGGTCAAGAAAAGTAACTACAGTAGGGAAATACCCACTTTCAGTTAACTGCAAATGATATTCCCAAGTAACTGTACCATATGCAACTATTATAACTTTATCACCTCTATCACATAACTTTGCTGCGGCACCATTCACTGAAATAGTAAAAGATCTTTCATCGGGGATTGCATATGTTGTGAATCTATTACCATTATTAATATTATATATTTCTATTTGTTGATAAGGTAATATATTCGCCTTCTCTAATATATCATTAGAAATACCACAAGAACCCTCATAATCAATATCACATTCAGTAATTGTTGCACCATGTATTTTTGATTTTAATATCTGTATTTCCATGTCACTCCCCCATCGGTATAAGTTCTGCTGTAAAATGTCTCAAATATGGTGGTTCTTTAATTATTTTCAATCCAACCAATTTATCTTTATTATTGTTTATATTATCTAAAATTTCCACAACATAATCAATATGACTTTGGGTATATACCCTACGTGGTATTGTCAAACGTAATAACTCCATATCAGCACACTTATCTTCACCACCAAACATAAGACTTCCAATCTCTACACCACGAATACCACCTTCCAAATATAAAGCACAAGCTAATACTTGTGCAGGGAATTGACTCACCGGTATATGAGACAACATGGATTTAGCGTCAATATATACTGCATGTCCACCAATTGGTTTAACAACAGGAATACCTAAATCTGAAAGAGCATCACCTAAATATTTAACAGATTGTATCCTATATTGGAGATAATCTTCTTGAACAACTTCCTTTAACCCCTGAGATATAGCCGCCAAATCTCTACCAGATAACCCACCATAAGTAGGATATCCTTCAGTTAAAATACCAAGATTTCTAACAGGAGTAGATAATTCCTTATTATTAAATGCTAAAAAACCACCCATATTTACCATTCCATCTTTCTTAGCACTCATAGTACAACCATCAGCATAAGAAAACATTTCTTGGGAAATCTCCTTTACACTTTTATCAAAATATCCATCCTCTCGGAGTTTTATAAAATATGCATTTTCAGCAAATCTACACGCATCAAGGAAAAATGGTACATTATAATGTGTACAAAGTTTCTTAATACCCTTAATGTTTTCCATTGAAACTGGCTGTCCACCACCAGAGTTATTAGTAATAGTAACCATACATAATGGTATATCTCTAGAATTAGACTCTAATAAATCCTCTAATTTATTTAAATCCATATTACCTTTAAATGGATGGAGATTAGATGGGTCTTTACCTTCTGATATCACTAAATCTAACGCTAATGTGTCATTATATTCTATATTAGCACGTGTCGTATCAAAATGTGTGTTATTTGGTATTATTTTACCCTTTCCACATAAAACTGAAAATAATATTCTTTCTGCTGCCCTACCTTGATGTGTTGGAAATATATATTTAAATCCAGTTAAATCCTTTATAGTCTTTTCCATATCATAATATGAAGAACACCCAGCATAAGATTCGTCACCTTCAATCATTGCACCCCATTGATGGTCAGACATCGCACCAGTTCCAGAATCAGTTAACAAATCTATTAAAACGTTTTCAGCTTTTATTAAAAATAAATTATAATTAGCAGATTTTAAATGTAATTCCCTTTCCTCTCTAGATATCATTTTAATAGATTCAACCATTTTAATTTTAAATGGTTCAAAAATAGTTTTCATAATGAACGACTAACAAACGATTGCACACAAGTTAATACACTCTCACTAAAATTCCTATGAGCATCACTTAATCCTCTCGGTGAACCAAAATCTCGTTTTAATCTATCCAACAGATCTTTAGGAGCAACTTCATCCATAGTGTGGAAAGTTTTATCAAATCTAGAAGAATAGTTCTCGGTAATTATTTTAAAGTTAACTAAATCCGAATATAATTTATATTCAGTAGCACGTCTAGGATCAAAATTAACAAATCCAGACATATTCTTACCAGATAAATCAACAACACACTTGCTAAATGACATTGGATCGATTGAATAATCTATAAGGTCTTGTTCATTTTCAAATAATCTATATACAGTCTCTTCATACTTATCTCTACTCTCAGAACACCCAACTAGAAATAATACCATAAATAATAACATAATTTTCTTCATATCACACTCCCATTTTTATCAATCATAAAATCATAATATAATACATATTCAAACGAATAAGCATAATCTTCATCTAATTCTCTATAGTTTATATATTGATATACATGAACCATCTCATGCATAACCGTACTAATTATTGTACCCCTATCCATATCGCAGTCAATGTATATATCATATGAACTTCGATCATCTGGATCACATATTGCATACCCACGCAATGGACCGTCAGGTTCATCACGTAAATCATCAACATAAAATTTAATTTCAATATTATCTGGTATATCTAAACGATCACACACCCAACCAATGACTGCCTTAAATACAGACACATAATACGCATTAACGTTATCATCAAATAATATCACAATACAAAACTTTCACCACACCCACAAGAACTTTTATCTGGAATAATTACTTTAAACGAAGGACTAAAAGGTCCACCAGTATAATCTATTGTAGCATCAGTCATATGTACTATACTAAAATTATCTACAACAAACATATTAAAACATTCTTCTTGTAATGCTGACACACCACCCATAGTACCAGCCGGACAATCTCTCCAAATTATAACATCTTCTTCATTATTAATTTCATCAATAATATCCCATTTCCCAATTAATCCAGAACAACCACCAGAATTCAAAGAATATCTAATAATACCCCCTATCTCCTTAAATTGTTCTTTTGCAGAATCAGTTACATTCAACGTAAATCCACCCCAATTGCTTCAGATATATTATTATAACCATCACGTTTAAGTAATTTTACAAGTCCTATATTAATTTCAGCTGAAATTTGAGGTCCGTGAAATATCATACCAGTAATTAAATGTATTAATGACGCACCATTTCTTATCTTAAAATATGCATCTTCGGCAGTATCACAACCACCAATACCTATAACTGTAAATTTATATCCATTATCTTTAACATGTTGGGAACATACCTTAATTATATGATTAGTCATGGGTCTTAATACATGACCACTCATACCACCCCTATCATATGGCATAACTCTTTTTTCAAATTTACCCTTATGAAAGACATATGTAGTCCTATCATCTTCTGGTACCAACTTCCTATTAACTGTAAGATTGCATGTCAAAATACCATCAATACCATATGTATGCATAACATCTATCATCTCACAAATTTCTTCATCAGTATGATCTGGACCAATTTTACAATATACAGGATATTCATTCAATCCCATCAATTCTCTTATACTCTTAACCTTTATTAATAATTCCGATAAATTTTCCATATCAAAAAATGGATTAGATACTCCCAAATTTGGACAACTAAGATTTATAGTAGTATAATCTGCATATGGTGATAATCGTTTAAACGTTGTTAACAAGTCATCAATAATATCATCCTTATCAGACACACCATTGGTAGCAGATGCCGATACTCCACAAACACCATCGACAGTTCTCCAAACAGGAGCAATACAATCTCTCACAAATTCAGAACCAGAATTATTCAAACCATACCATACATTAATAGATTGTGACTTAACAGCTCTCCACAATCTAACTGGTGGATTTCCCATATGAGGTTCTTTTGAAAATGACCCAAGTTCAATACCAGAAAATCCCAAATCACGAATAACGGAGGGCAACGTACCATATTTATCAAATCCAGCGGAAATCAACAATGGATTACTATAATGAACACCATTTACACTTTGAGATAACATAGTATTATCATATCTATATAAAAATCTCAATAACCTATTGCCATAGGGCATCCTCTGTATCGTCAGTACGATTTCTTTAACTACATCATGTGCCGTTTCTGGACATAATTTAAATAATATAGGTCTTAACAAAACCTTATATACAATCCGTTGTATTTTATACTTCATGATATTCCTTTATAATTTATTTCCTGGATTATGTTCTGACGGCAACTCTTCATATTCTATTTCTGGCATATGATTAGAACCACATCCACCCTCTATATGGTGGTTAGCACCACAACCATATTCAAGTAAATTTTGTGTTGATGTATTCTTAATAACATTCTTAAGTTTTGTTTCAATATCAGACATATCTATTTCCGTTTGTCTTACATTATTTGTCACATCAGTTCCCATTTGTATATACTCGGACAATAAACTATTCCAATTAATATCATATGCACCATATACACCAACCAACGTACCTACAGTTAATAACACCTTATTTCGTTTTTTCATAATCAACCTCTTTTTAAATTATCAATATGATAAACCCCATTAGTTTTCTCAAATTCAATCAATACATTATTTTCATCAAGTATTCGTTTAATAACACCACTACTTCCATTATTACTATCCCAATCCTTACATGCCGAACACGACATGCCCACTTTAACTGAATGCATATCAAAAAAATCAGACTCAAGTTTATCTTGAATCACTTGCAATTCTTCTTTACTTGGTTCTTTATCTTTACCAAATTTAAACATAATTATCCCTTAACATCTATTATTATATCTATAAATACCATCATCAATTACTCTCTTAGCCTCTGAATTATCACCCCATCCATTAACTTTTGCCCACCTACTTTCATCTAAATCCTTATAATGTTCAAAGAAATGATATATACTCTCTAACTGTTCAATCGGAACATCTATAATATCATACCAATCAGAATATACCTCATCAACAGGTACTGCCAATATTTTAGGATCATCACCCGACTCATCTACCATATGAAGAACCCCAACAACATTACATAATACTTTACAATTAGGTATTAATGGATATGGTGTTATTACTAACACGTCAACAGCATCATTATCTCCACCTATTGTATTTGGCAAACAACCATAATTACAAGGGTAATGCATTGATGTATGTAAAAATCTATCAAATCTAAGTAACCCAGTTTTATGATCAACTTCATATTTAATATGTGAAGTTCCCATAGACATTTCAATCAACACATCAATATTCATTTTTTTGTATATTCCTTTAAGTCCTTTTCATTAATAATACCCATTTTATACAATTCATGTAATGTAACATTTACAGCAAAATGCCAACCATGTCTAAACCCCGCCCTGAATGAAAATCCAGCACATATTCCTAATAAAAATATCCATATTACATCTTCCATATCTATATTTAGGAGTCATGATATATTATAAGAATATTATGTAACCATTCAACCTCATAGTATTCTGCAAATTCGTGTATTCCAGAAGATAAAAAATACAAAGCAAATATTGGAAATACATATGATGAAGCTTTAAATATATATTTCGTATTAAAATTATTAATACGTGTCCCAATATACACTAAAACCCCAATACCAATCAAAAATCCAAATAACATACCAAGAACATCTGATAAAATAGAAGTGTATAATGAGAAATAAAACAATACAACTTCTACACCTTCTCTCAATATAGTAAAAAATGATACTAATACAAATGCAATTGAACTATTATATTGTAAACGATCATTAATATGTTTATTCGCATTAACACACCAAACTGAAATATACAACAACATTAATCCAGTTATAACCTGCACATAACCTTCAAATAACTCTAAATCAGAATGTTCAAATATATCAACAAATAAATAAGCAACAATAACTGATAATAATACACCTAAAACTGAACCCAAATATACATATCTCTTATATCCGTATTCAGTTAACCTTAATATTATCATCAAAAGTAATAATATCTCTATACCTTCTCTAACAATAATAAATAAAGAACTACTTAATGACGGTAAAAAATAATTACCAAATTCCATAATATACTCCAAATATCAACGTGGTTCATTTCCCAATGCAAGAATTATATAATGAACAGCTTTCAACAAATCATCTCTATTAGAACCATTCTTCTTACCATACCTCATTAAATATTTCAATGAATTATCAATACACGTGTTAGTCATAGTTCCCCTAGCACGATATATATCAAGTACTTGTATATCATTATGGTCATTAGTGTAATGTGCCACATAAGTAGATTCAATATAATCTTTTATCTCTGATAAAACTTTTGTCTCATCAAACCCTTCGGAATATGGCAAATCCATTGTTTCACCTTCTCTCATATCAATGCCCCATTTAATACCCATTTAGAAGTTGGATGTCGTTTCTTTGTATATGAACCGTGGCCACTTTGTTTACCAAATGATTTACCACGTGCATTCTTTTGATCACTTCTAAATGGTTTAGTTCTTTTACTCATAAAACACCTCTTTTAATATTTAACACCATTATAACAGATTTTTAACAAAATGTCAAGATATATATTAATTTAAAAATGACATCTCTATAAATCTAATACCTATTAATACTACATTTGCACAAATAAAAATAGCAAATAACAACCCTAAAAATCTTAATTTCTCTTTCATGATACTAACGCCTTTAATGATTCACCATTACGAAATCTTCGTATCGTCTCCGATACCAAGTCCTTTACACTTATCACCCGTATTTTTGATGTTAACTCAGAAGTATGTTCTATAGAATCTGTAATATACAGAGTCCCAATATCAGACTGTTCTATTCGTTCAATAGACTTTCCAGAAAAAACACCATGAACCGCAACACAATCAACACTCAATGATCCAGCCAACTTTAATGCCTCTACAGCACTAACCAATGTCCCACCACCATCAATCATATCATCTACTATGACACATTTTTTACCTTTAACATCACCAATAACATTCATAACCACCGACATACCCTGTTCTGGACGACGTTTATCAATAATTGCAATTGGTAAATTTAATTCCTTTGCAAAATACCTTGCACGTCCAGTTCCACCTACATCCGCCGCAACCACAACATCCCAATAAAAAGGAACAATTGCACCAACGATAGAATCCCTCATAGTTTTTAGTGCTGATATATGTTCACAAACAACATTATTATTAAAAAATGCTTGTGTTTGCAAAGAATGAAGATCCATACAAATTACTGAATCTATACCAGAATGGCAGAGCATGTTTGCAAATACCTTACCAGATATAGGACTTCTATTAGTACGTCTATCTTGTCTAGCATACGCATAATATGGAAATATAACATTAATAACAGATGGATTTGAACGTCTAACTGCATCAATAAGTAACATCAATTCCATTATATCATTATTTCTATTAGAACCTACCCCAGATTTAAATCCAGCTATAATGAAAACCTCTTCTAATCGTATATTCTCCTTAATCTCTACATAAATCTCTGAATCAGGAAAATCTTTAATCTTCACCTTTGTTAATGACATACCAAGATTATTAGCAATCTGTGTTGATAACTTCGTATTAGACCGTGTTGAAATTATTATAGATTTTTTCATAAATGATCTTTACATAATACTTGAATTATATTTTTCATTGCAATAGACATATCATCAGGATCTATTTCTATATTTAATACATAAGATTGCGATTCATCATCTAATGCAGTTTCTAATGCACTTCTAAATTGAGAAGAATCCGATATATACAAACCAACACCACCCCCCATTAAATCCGTTATTTTTTCATATCTCCAATTATGGATATCATTAAACTCACCGTCCATAATAGCCTTTTCAGTAGAATATCCCCTATTATTAAGTATAAGAATAACAGTATTCAACTCGTTACGAATATGTGATGAAAATTCAGAACCTGTCATTTGAAAAGCACCATCACCAACAATAACTATTGGCCTTTTATGTGGTTTGGCATACTTAACACCAACTGCAGCCGGAACTGAAAATGACATAGATGTATAATATGCCATACATAAAAATTGTCCTTTCCTCATAGGAACATCAATAATACCAAATAAAGATTCACCTATATCTGATATTACTATATGATCCTCACTTATCAATTCACCTAAAACATCAAATACATATTCTAATTTAGTAGGACTAGTCATATCATGTGACTTAAAAGTTAATCTACTGGTATCTATAATATTATTCCATCTATCTATACAATTATCAGGTTGAATCTCAGAATCATCTAAATATACCAAAAATGAACGAACCAACTCATAAAAACTAGAAGTTGTAGATTTAAATGTTTTAACATGTTTATTTACAAACATGATACCATCATCCATATTAATAGAAATATCAGCAACAAAATCAAATGCGTCCATATCTGTATTAACCATACCAATAGTAACAATACAATCTGATTTTTTTATCTCATCAATAACAGTTACATCAGAAAATAAACCAGAAACACATCCAATAGAATTCCGACTAAATTCGTTTATTGTCGATTTACCCAACAGTGTTGTAAATATAGGAATATTTAATTTCTTTGCAAAATTAAGAATATGATCTTCTAATGAATTTCGAAATACCTCATGTCCAATAATTAAAATTCTATTAGTTGCCGATTTAAATCTATCCAAATCACCATATGGTAAAATTATAGATTTACATTCTTTAGAAAATGGAGTATCCTTAACAATAATATCATTAGAATCCTTAACATATGTTGGATAAATTTTTGATGGTACATCATCACCATATACCGTTTGAAATTTCTTTAAATATTCATCAACTGAACGTACTATATCTTTATTTGAAAATTCTATATAAACTGGTCTAGATTGAATTCGCATTTTATTCAATGCCAAATGAATCATAGACATATTAAAAAACATATCTTCAGAATCTAACGAATAAGTATTAGCAGTTATATTCTTGAATATATCCCTTTGGGTATTTGCATTATTGATTGTGTGATGTCTATTTGGATTTATCAATAAATCATCGAATGATGGTTTACCAACAAGAACAACAACTGGTGACCTCTCTGCATATGCACCAGCAACAGAATTCATAATATTCATAGCACCAACAGAATAGGTGACACATACTACACCACACCCACGTAACCTACCATATGCATCGGCAGCATATCCAGCAGAATCTTCTCTACTTACTCCAACATATTCTATATCAGAATGTTCTTCAATTTCACGCATAAAATTTAACGTGTAATCTCCTGGTATACCAAATATATGTCCTGCACCATATAATTTTAATTGTCCTATTAAAAAATGTCCTAAATTCATACAACCACCTTTTTAAAAGTATTACATAATATCTAACATCTCTATAGTTCTTCTGGATTGCCCCTTGTTGTTTCTAAATGAGCTGCCCAAGTACATCGTTCATGATATAATACGGATGAGTGATCATTAAAAGAATCAATTTCAAATTGTAATAATCCACCAAACATACCCCATATATATTGTCCAATCAAATACATTCTTGAATACCCAGATACAACCCTACCATTACAATCAAAATATTTTAAAAGTCCAATATGTCTAAATCCGACCAATTCTAATGGATGTCTTGTAACTATATCACAATTATTTTTAAATCTATAAAAAGTTGGTACAAATGATTGTGCAAATTCTGAATTTCCAACTCTAGGAGAACCAAAGGTATATCCTATAGAATTTTCACCACCAAATCTAGATGCCGCCAAAGTACAAAGAGCAGCGCCCAAACTATGTCCAGTAAAATATACATTTCTACGTATATCACCCGCCACTGTTTCACCAACAAAAGAATAATCATTATAATGTTGAATCAAATCATCATATATCAAATCTAATGCTGATTTAAACCCTCTATGTACCTTACCACATGAATCAGATTCTACCTTTCTAAATTTTATATCAGCCTCAATATCAGATAATTGTGACGCTTCAGTGCCACGAACCACATATATAATATCATCATCATCCCATAAACCATAACATTGAGTAGACCCATTGTTAAAAAACTTAATATCATAACTGTCTGAATATATTTCAGAAAACTCTGCAACATTCAAGTAAGCATTCATAGACAATCCAGAAAAAAACATTGCATTTTTATAACTAAATTCTCTATCTAACATATCAATCTCCAGCGCAATTAACTTTTATTGAATTTGGCGATACCGCTTTAGCCACTTGTGTCCGTATTGCAACCCTACCCCCTTCAGGAATAGAACAATAACGTTCTACAGTATGTGATGCTGCAAATTTTACAGTATCCATCTTAGAACAACCTTGTATAATTATAATACTTAATATCATCAAACACCATTTAAATAATTTTTTCATTTACCACTCCTTAATAAGTTTTCAAATTGGATTTCTCGCACCTTTGCGACTTTCTCGGCATTTAATGCCGACATTTCACGGACAATAACTCTATATCGTAAGGCACATATAAGAATATCCTCATCAATCTTTTCAATTGTTCGTTCAAATTTAGTACAGTTCATTAAATATCTCTTGTTGTTAGAATAAATACATTAATCAAAATTATATCGGTATTCTACCGCTACATTTTCAATATGTTGATTATTACCTTCAAATAAATCCCAAGGACCAGACATTTGTTGTCTATTATACATCATGGTAACTTCATGTGATTTTGAACCAATATAAGCAGTAGTGAATAATCGTATACCATTACTATCTTGATCACCACTCCAAAAATCATTTAAATTGTCCATGTTTTGTGTCCACCGAAAACCAGCATTCTTCATCTTCATTGAAAATGAGTCTGCAACTGACACCGTTGTTGTAAATGCAAATAATACAGTTAATAAAATTAATACTTTCTTCATATTTTTTCCTCTTTGTTGTAAAAATGAAACATAATGTGGGTATTTTCCAACACACACACCTATATATAAGAGGATTTCTGTTGCCAAGTATCCCCAAACTCCGCATACTTATATACTAAGCTGCAACCGCAAAATTATCATCTGCATTTATTTTTTGATTTTTACATCTTTCTTGATGAATAGTCCATATACAATATAATACATTGTCGAATCTGTTCTCCCCCACAAAAATTGTCTAGTCACAACCCAAAAGTCCTGCAGAACTTCATGAACGCCACTTGCGGCTAAGGATACACCGGGAGTTTGTTGTCCCGTGTTCACATACGTCCATATATACATTGTAGAACCCATCATAGCTGGTCTGACGCTAGGTTAAATGGTGGCCGTTGGTTTTGAGCGAATTCACTCGCACCATTCCTTTATACGTCCCATCTATTCTACTAAGTATACCGTGTGTCACACATTCCGTATATATGCATTATACATCTACACTAGACAATTTATGTGGAAGAGGTGGGAATCGCACCCACGTCCAACATACATAAAATATACTTCAAACTATTATGCTTTTAACTTTAAATCTTCCTCCGTTATAATATCTTCATACCCATCATACTCACGAACATAAAACTTTAACCCTTCTGTGACATATGACAATCGCATATTATCAAACTCATATATATTATGAGTTGGTTCTGACATCTCCACCACCTGTTTATGAAATGATTTCTCATCCCCATGCAAAAATTCATAAATCAATTCAGCATCCATTCTAAGCGATTGGGGTTTAATGTCAAATCCACTACCCCAACCAGCATGTATAAGAACTCCTACTTTACCATCTGCACTATAATACTTGCCCATCTAAATTCTCCACCAATTGTGAGTCTTGCGAATGATATTGTTTAGTAATTTCTTGATTAATTTCATCAGAATAATGTAAAGGACCACCCCTAAATGGTGCAAATCCAGTACCAAAAATAATACCAGAATCTATAAGATCAGAAGATTCTACAATACCCTCATCCAAACATAATTTACATTCAGAAATAATTTTTCCAATTAATCTTGACTTTATCTCTAATGACGGATCTGCATAAATCTTATCCACAGGTTTACCTTTATTATATATATAAAATCCTCTACCAGATTTTATACCCAATTTTCCCTTGTCTACTAATTTTTTTAATCTTTTTGGAATAGTAATTCCAATATCTTCACTTATTATATCAGTAACAAAATAACAAACATCAAGACCTACAGTATCTGCCAATAATAAAGGACCCATTGGCATACCAAAATCAGTAAAAGAATTGTCAATTTCTTCTTTACTATATCCTTCATCTAACATATTAATAGCCTCAATAAGTGTAGGCATTAACACACGATTAACTAAAAATCCTGGACTTGATTTAACCTTTAATGGTAACTTATCAATATGTCTACAAAATGACATAGACTTCTCTATAACATCTTTAGAAGTAATATCTGAATATACTACTTCAACTAAAGGCATTTTTGCAACTGGATTAAAAAAATGAATACCAACTAACCTCTCAGGATTTTTCATTTCACTTGATAACACTTCCAACTTTATAGAAGATGTATTAGTACCCAATATAGCCGTAGGTTTCATTTTAACTTCCAATTCTTTATATAAATGTTGTTTAATATCCGCATTTTCAACAATAGCCTCAATAACTATATCCGCAACAGATATACCATATCCATTTTTATCAGGAATCAACCTGTCATACACTTCATTAATTAAATAATCCTTACCAGAAAATCTTTTTGCATAAAATTTATACGATCTTTGTATTGCCTTAGCTATGGTATTATCATCAATATCCTGTAAAGTCACCTTATATCCCCTTAGAGCCGCCCACATCGCAATGTCACCACCCATTACACCAGCACCTATAACATGTACATGTTTAAGAGTTAACTTAGACTTATCACCAGTAGATTTAAGTAAATCCTGTAACATAAACACTCGTAATAAATTCTTTGCAGTATCAGTCATGGCCAATTTTGAAACAGACTCCGCCTCTGCATTCATAAAATGATGCTCATTATATCCATACTTTTCCCATATATCAACTAAAGCATATGGGGCAGGGTAATGTTCTTTTTTTACATCTTTCCTTAAAGTTCTACGCAATTGCATTGATAATAACATTCTACCAATACCAGAATTCAATACAGAATCTAATTTATCTGGGCGTCTAACCGGTGGACACTTTTCAAGTATATCTACCGCAGATTTAACTAATAAACGTTTAGGAACTGCATAATCAACTAATCCCATCTTTTTTGCCTGATATACTGATAAAGTACGACCACTTAACATCATACCCATGGCCTTAATAACACCAATAACTCTAATAGACCTAACAGAACCACCAAATCCTGGATGTATCCCCAATTTAACTTCAGGAAATCCAACTCGTATCTCAGGTGAATCTAAAATAATCCTATAATCACAAGATAATGCAAGTTCTAATCCACCACCAAGACATAAACCATTAATCAATGCCAATGTTGGAAACTCCATATCATCAATCAACCACATGACTTCCTGTCCCTTAGTAATAGCCGTATATGCATCATCATATTCATGAAAATTCTTAAACTCTTTAACATCAGCACCGACAATAAACCCAGAAGGTTTGTCAGAACAAATAACCATACCACTCAGCAAATCCTCATTTTTAACCTCTAATAATACATCTTTTAATTCAGTTAATACTTCACCAGATAATACATTCATACTACCATAAGAGTAATCAAAATGCACCCATGCTATATTATTATCATATTTTAATTTAAAATGTTTATAATTCATAAGTTATCTCTTTAAATTTTCAACTAATATTGCACCACCTTGTCCATGTCCAATACATAAAGATGCAACCCCATAATGACCACCATTTGACTCTAATGTCTTAATTAAATGATATACTATCCGTGTTCCAGAAGCACCTACAGGATGTCCTATACTAATAGAACCACCATGAACATTTAGTTTTTCATCAGGTATTAACCCAAATGGTTCATCCAATCCAAACTCAGATAAACAATAATCCGCATCATTCAATGCCCTTGTACAACCAATTACCTGTGCCGCAAAAGCTTCATTTAATTCCCAACTATCAATCTCATCACAACGCAACCCATTTCGCATAACAAGAGGAACTATTGACTGAACTGGACCCAATCCCATCTCTGATGGATCTACTCCAGCCCACTGTGTATCAATAATTTTTGCAATAACTTCATCACGCAACCCATACTTATCTAAAGCATCCTCACTTGCCAACAAAACAAATGAAGCACCATCAGTAATAGGTGAAGAATTACCAGCTGTCACATTACCAAATATTTTATCAAAAACAGGTTTTAATTTCCCTAATTTTTCAATAGTATTTTTGGACCTAACAGATTCATCCTTATTATAAAAATTACCATCAGTATCATATATAGTAACAATCTCATCCCCTAATACATTAGTATTTTGTGATAACGACGATTTCATATGACTATCCAATGAATAAACATCCATCTCATCTCTAGTAATATTGAACTTATATGCTAAATTCTCGGCAGTCTGACCCATTGATAAATTAATAGTTGGATCTTTTAATGCACGTAATAAACTAATCACAGGAACTAATAATTTAGGTCTAAACTTAAGTAACACAGACAACTTCTTAGAAAATGTCTTAGCTAATGTAAATTCAGACAACCACATTGTCATATCATCATTAAATAATAATGGAGCCCTACTCATAGTTTCAGTACCACCAGCAATAACCAAATCCGACTGTCCACAAGATATACTCCTATATGCAGAATCAATTGACTGCAAACCAGAAGCACAATTACGTTGTACCGTATATGCCGGTATATTAACATTAAGTCCTAATCGTAATGCTAACAATTTTGCAATATTACACTCATCCGCATCTGGGTTAACACAACCAACAATTAACTCATCCACATCATCATTACCAATATTATTACGAATCAACAGAGGTCTAACCGCTTGAATAGCCAAATCCAATGCCTTAAACTTTCCAGGACTCCCCTTAGCCTTTAAAAACGGTGTCCTACTACCATCCACAATATATACATCATTTAACTTATATCTCATATCTATTATCCCCCTTCTTCAAGGTCATCCTTTAAATCCATAAATTTCTTATGTTCCTGTAATAACACATAACACCTACCACACCGCCATACGCTATTATCCTTTAATAATTCATCTATTACTAACAAATTCAACTCACTATAACTAACATCATTACATAAACATATTATATTCCTATGTCTATTCATATTTTGATATATCCTATATCGGTATATTATCCTTAACTGAAATAAGTCCTGTTGCAATAATTATCCATATCGGTATTAATACAAATAAAATACCTAACAATATTTTATTTGTAATATCTTCAGACTTCACTGACATAGACATAACATTACATAAAATAACAAATGAAAGTACACATAACCAAACTATTTCAAACCATCCCATATTAAACTCCTATTCAAACTTTGACAAAGACCGTAATATCTTTTCATGTTTAGAATTAATATTAACAGGTATTTTTAAATTAACTTCACATAATATATCACCAGACTGATTACCACGTTTAACACCCATACCTTTCAATCTCAACATTTTACCAACATTAGTTTTAGACGATACGGAAAGTTTAACAACTTTACCATTTAACATAACCATATTAACTTTACCACCAAGACATAACGTAGTATACCCAACATCCAACTTACAAATTAAATTTAAATTATCACGAACAAATGTATCATGTTGTAACACACCTACATTTATATATAAATCACCAATAACACCATTATTTTTATTAGTAAATCCCTGACGAGAATATTTTAAACGTTCACCATTAAATATACCACTTACTATATTTACTTTAAAGTTCTCTGATTTCTTAGTATATCCCTCACCACGACATGTCATACATGGATTACGTATAATTTTACCAGAACCGTTACAATAATTACACACCGATCTAGTATGTTGCCCAAACATATTAGACTGTATTATCTCACCAGAACCATTACATGACCTACATATTGCAGTATCAGAAGAAGAACGCACACCCTTACCATCGCAAAGTACACACTTATGCTCCCTCGGTATCTTAATTTCAACAACATCACCAAAAACTGATTGTTTTAATGTTATATTAATACTATATTCAACATCGTTGCCTTTGGGTTGTTGTCTTTGTTGTCTTTGATTACCAAAAATATCACCAAAAATATCACTAAAAGGATCCTGCCTCCTGGTACTATCGTCAATGTGTCCGAAACGATCATATTTGCGTCTTGAATCATCATCTGATAATACTTCATACGCTTCTTTTATTTCTTTAAATTTATCCTCAGATTTAACATCACCATGATTCTTATCAGGGTGATACTTCATCGCTAGCTTCCTATAACTTTTCTTAATCTCACTAGAAGTAGACTTTTTACCTACACCTAATATATCATAATAATCACGTTTAGACATCAAATCACCGCATTATTTGGTTTCGGGTTTTTCCCCATGAGCTGAATCAACTATCGGTTCTTCAACTACCTCGGCATTGACAACCTCGGCCTCAACAACTTCGGTTTCCACGGGAGAGTCACTAGCAACATCAGGTTCTGCGGTGGGTTCTGGTTTTTGTAATTTTGCAGACAACTCAGCTAATGATTGTACTTTAGTATTAATATCATCTAAATCTTCACCAGACATAGACTCTTTTAATTCCGCAACACCATTTACAATATCAGTTCTTTCTTCATCAGTAATTACAATTTCCTCGTCTGCTAATTTACCCTCAATATCATTAACAAACCCTTCCGCCATATTTCTAGCACCAACCAACGCAGTATACTTATTATCAGCTTCTTTATGTTCTTCACCCTCTTTAATCATACGATCTATATCAGAGTCAGATAACCCTGATGAGGATTTAATTTCAATTGATTGTTCCTTACCAGTATTTTTATCTTTGGCAGAAACGTGCATAATACCATTAGCATCAATATTGAATTCAACTTCAATTTGTGGTGTTCCACGTGGTGATGGTTGAATTTCTGTCAAATCAAATCTACCTAAAGAATTGTTACCAGAAGCAACTGAACGTTCACCTTGAAGAACATGAATAGTAACGGCTGGTTGATTATCTTCAGCAGTTGAAAATACTTCACTTTTTTTCGTTGGAATAGTAGTATTCTTTTCAATTAATGTGGTCATAACACCACCCATTGTTTCAATACCTAATGACAATGGAGTAACATCAAGCAATAATACATTGTCAATACCACCAGATAATACACCACCTTGAATGGCAGCACCAAGGGCAACTGATTCGTCAGGATTTACATCCTTCCTCGGTTCAATACCAAAAATAGATTTTACCATTTCTTGAACTTTAGGCATTCTAGTTTGTCCACCAACTAAAATAACATCATCAACCTTAGTAACATCTGCATCTTTTAAAGCAGTGATACATGGTGTTTTTGTACGATCAATTAATTCAGAAACCATCTTCTCCAATTTAGAACGTGAAATCTTAACATTTAAATGTTTAGGTCCAGTAGCATCAGCAGTAATATATGGTAAATTTACTTCAGTTTCTTGAATCGATGACAATTCAATTTTACACTTCTCTGCCGATTCTTTTAATCGTTGTAATGCAATAGGATCATTATGAAGATCTACACCATTTTCTTTTTTAAATTCATCACACAAATAATCAATAAGTCGTAAATCAAAATCCTCACCACCTAAAAATGTATCACCATTAGTAGACAATACTTCAAATGAATATTCTCCATCTACATTCGACATCTCAATAATAGAAACATCAAAAGTACCACCACCAAGATCATAAACAGCAACAACCTTATCATCTTTAATATCACCTTTATCTAAACCATAAGATAAAGCTGCAGCAGTAGGTTCATTAATAATTCGCATAACATCTAGACCAGCAATCTTGCCAGCATCCTTTGTAGCCTGTCTTTGCGAATCATTAAAATAAGCAGGAACAGTAATAACTGCTTGAGTTACCTCAGACCCCAAATATGATTCTGCATCTTTTTTTAATTTCATCAAAATTTTTGCTGAAATTTCTGGCGGAGATAATAACTCACCACCAGATTTTACCCACGCATCACCATTATCTGCCTCTACAATGTCATAAGGTACCATAGATATATCCTTTTGAACTACATCATCTTTAAACTTTCTGCCAATTAATCTCTTAACCGCAAACAATGTATCTTTTGGATTAGTCACCGATTGTCTCTTAGCTGACTGTCCTACTAATATTTCCGAACCCGAATGTGAAACTATAGATGGTGTCGTCCTAGAACCTTCACCATTTTCAATTACTACTGCCTTACCATTCTCTAATACAGCTACACATGAATTAGTAGTACCCAAATCAATACCAATAATATTACCCATTTTTACTTCTCCTTTCTCAATTTTAAATTAAACTAGTTTTCTTTCTTGCCTTATTAATAATCTCTGTATTCTTTATAGTTTTCGCATCCCTTCCACCCATTTTCTCAGCAAATGGGGTATAAGGATTTTGATCTGCAACTTTACGTAATACATCTTTAAATCCATCACTTGTTTTCATATCACCCCTACCAGATATTATTTTAGGAGCACCTATTATTTGTGTTATATGTAGATTTTCTAACAAAAATATATCCCTATCAGCTATGCTAATAAATCTATCGAATACTTCGTCAGTATCATTATTTTTAAAAGTATATGTTGGCATTTATTTATTCTTTTCCACTATTTTTAGTTCCAATTCATTAGTTACATTATTAAACACATTATAATATCCATATTCAACATCATCCATATAATCATTATCTATATGAATATTACTATATATCTTTTCATTTAAAATTTTTGCAATATAAAACTTATCAATAAATTTCCAATATGTCATATATATATAATACCCACCAACCACATGTATATCAACGTGTGAGTGTGAATGTAACCACGACACAGCATCCGATATATTAACTTTAAATGAATTCTTATCATAAATTATTTCATTATTTGTTATAACATATTTAATTAACTCTGGTGGTAATATATCAAATAGTTCCTTGTATGCATTATGTCCCATCACCAATATAGCATTTCTTGATATACTACGATTAAACCACCTACGAGTTATATTATTATAAAATATAAGACTATTGCCATTATCATCAATACCATAATCATTACTTAATATCAAACTTGCAGTTATCATCTAAAACAAACCTCAATCTAATAAATTAGGAAATACCTCATCTACTAATTTTCTAGTCAACCACTTTACTTTCATTTTTTTATTCAATATATTAACAACAACATCCGATTCGCCTTGATGTAAACTCTCCATAAATTGAATAAATCTATGTTCACTTCTATAATTAATCTCATAAGATTCATCTAAAAATATTTGAAATTCTGGCAACCTTCTTTCCAAATTAGATATATGATACCCTTCCGGAGAATCATCAGGTATATATTTCGGCACCTTGTCAAATACAAAATAAAAATCATCAAACATCAACTTTAATATTCGTGTTAATAACTTACTATTATTCTTTAATAGTACATTCTTCCTTTCTTGTGTATTTTTAGCATTATCAAATTCAAAAAATACTTCGTGTATAAGTTTCATTTATATCCTCTTTTAAATTATCCATTTCTGAATATAACATAATCATTCTATTTTTAGTAAAATATTCCATCATAGTGTTATTATTTCCAACCGGTACTTTAACAAAATCATTCAATATAGATTCTGATATAACATCTGGTATAAAATTAAAATCAATTAATTTCTCATTTCGTTTATATGCATCTACTAAATCATCATCCAACAATTCATAAGGATTCTTACTTAAATCTAACCATTTAATAAGTTTATTCCTTCTCAATGGTGTTTGTCTATATTCACTCAAAAATACATCATCCGGTGATAATACATTAGGAATACCATCTGATCTATCACCACGTAATATATGTTCTCTTAAGTATTTTTTAGGATCCGTAGTTTTAACAAATTTACCAGTATTATAACTATACTGAGAAACACCTTTATATATTTGTAATTGTTTAAAATCTTTATCTGATGATAATATTAATATATTTTCTCTATCATAATATTCCTTTGTCAAAATTGCAATAATATCATCAGCCTCTACAGTATCAACCTCTAATAATCTATAAGGAAACCAATCAACCAAATCCTTTTTTACCGACCCAATCGTATCAAATATAACTTTCCAATTTATTTTTGAATTCTCTCTATCTTTTTTACGAGAATATTTATAATAAGGAAATACGTCTTTTCTCCAAAAATTCTTATTATCACAACATATAACAACATTACCATATTTATCAGAATAACGTTTCTTTATCGATAATATATAAGTAATAAACGAATTCATCACAGATATATCTCTAACAGACTCTTCAGTATTCTTCTTTTCTTCATTAATAGATAATGATATTATGATCTGATTAAAATCTAACAATATCATAAAATTCCTTCACTCTTTATTAAAATCCAAATTATTATAATCACACACCTCAACTACTGACCCACACATAGAACAATATTTAATTTCTAATACATCATCAGTTTTCATCTGTATCACATACTCCGCATTACAATTAGTACACACTACTTCCGTTTCCATTCAACACATCCATTTGTATCATATATTAATATTCATCATCATTATGATGACCCCTTCGATTATTCTTAGAAACATATTCCTTAGAATATCTTTTATCTATCTGTTCCCATACTTTTTTACCATACATAGAAATAAAACTTTCTTTATCCATTTCTAACCAATTATTCTCTGACTCAAAATCTATATCATGTAAATTCATTTTAGACATAATACTACACCCACTCTCCTAACTCATTTTTTTAACAATACTTCTATATGATCAACTACAGAATTACTCCTTGCAGCCAACCAAATATTAATATACTTATATCCATATTTTTTACCAAATTCAATCATGGACATACGTTCAATATCATCACTCATACTCATACCCCAATAGCCCTATTGGCATCATTTATCATATCATCTGCCTCTTTAGAATATGTATAAAATTCATATTCATGTCTATCCCAATCTTCAATAGAATATTTCTTGACAAAATCTTCTTTTGTCATATCATACCACTCTTCCGACTGATCTGCAAAATTATATAAATACTTAAATCCTGTAACATTTTCTGGACGAAATGATCTCCAACCTTGTGATTTTACATCCCATACAGAGATAACTAATTCAGATACATTACCATTACCCTTTGGTAAAAACGATTCAGGAACAAACCCCATATCTAATGTACATGTCATAACACGTAAATCACCATTAACTTTATTAAAAGTTACTTCACACACACCTTCTTTTAAAGAATTAACCATTCCACTCTTACTTCTAACATCACTCATAATCAATCACCCTCATATAATACTGCGCCAGCAATCAT